CACTCATATCTAATGTAGAGGATGCTTTATTACCAGCAGTCAGCACTTGTGAAAGTGTAGGCGTTGTAATTGTGATAGGAGGATTCAAAGTAGTATAATTAAGTTGATTAGCAGTAATATTATTCGCATTAGTAATATTATTTCCACTCATATCTAATGTAGAGGATGCTTTATTACCAGCAGTCAGCACTTGTGAAAGTGTAGGTGTTGTAATTGTGATAGGAGGATTCAAAGTAGTATAATTAAGTTGATTAGCAGTAATATTATTCGCATTCGTAATATTATTTCCACTCATATCTAATGTAGAGGATGCTTTATTACCAGCAGTCAGCACTTGTGAAAGTGTAGGCGTTGTAATTGTGATAGGAGGATTCAAAGTAGTATAATTAAGTTGATTACAAGTTAAATTACCAACTCCACTAATATTGTGATTATTAAAAGAGCAATCTGTATTTACATTAAAGTTTCCAGTCAAAGTACTGATACTATTAGTAGAAGCATCTAAAGTAATACTTTTTGTTGGAGCAGTAGGAGGATTTGCGTTTTCTAAATATAATTTACAATTTACAGCCAAACTCTGTTGATCTGGAGGTTGATTAACAGCATACAAAGCAGTTTGAAGAAGGGGTAATTCACTTAAGTTAGAAAACGGAGCAGTTTGTCCTGTAATACTATTTGTGATACCAGCAGGACTTAATAGCGTATTTCCGTATGTAGTATTATCTGCTACAATTTGAAGACCATTACTGCTTAAATTGAATTGATTATTATTACTTGTATTTGAAAACTTGTATGACTGATTAGAAACAAAATTAGTAGAAGTCATCTATATATAAATAAGTTAGAAAAAAATTAAGCGGTTGTTAAAGCAATAGTATTAAATGATAATCCAGAACCTCCTGATATTGATAGGTTAGTCATATTGATAGAAGAAGGATATAAAGCATTTGAATAAGCAGGTACTGTTATCGCTATAGTAATAACATTTGTTGAATAATTCCAAGCAACAGAACTACCTGAAAGGGTTGTTGTTGTTCCATTAGAAGAAACATTATAATTTGCTGTAATATTTCCGTAATTACTTGAAATATTATTTATATAAATAGAAGCAGTAAAATCTGCTGTATTTGTAAATATAGAAGTTGAATCGCTGGATACTTGAGAACAAAATATAAGTGTTCCCTTAATTGATGTAGGTATATTTTGCGTTATTGTTCCAGTTCCTGTTATCGTAAGATATATAGTATTAAGTGTAGTAGATACAGGTAATACATGATAATAACTTGGTGATTGAGGTAAATTTGATACAGCAGTTTTAACAAAAGCAGTAGTAGCAAGAGTCGTATCATTACTGGTTGGAGATACTGATGGTAATATTTTTGCTATTATATTAGGAGCAGATTGTGTTGATGTATTCCAAAATACAAATCCACCTGTTCCATCTTGGGCGTAATTTAAAAAATCAGTTTCACCATAATGAGTTATAGCATCATCTTGATTCCAAAGTACTGCCAGACCAGCACCAACTTGAACTCCTGATGGTATTGAAACAGGAAATAAAATTTCTATTCCTGAACCATAAATTGATGGTAAGCCAACAGAATTATTAAATACATTATATCCAGTAAATTTTTGTGGAGTAGTAAATGTTCCTCCTGCTAAAAAAACATCTCCTCCAGCTGGAACAACCCCATTTATCGTAGTTACATTAATATTACTAACATCAGTTATACTTAAACCACCAGCACTATTACCATTTGTTAAAATATTTTCTAAAGTAGATGTTGAAGGTGTCCCATGTTGTAATTGATATTCAATATTAGACAACCTTTGATTCAATACATAGTTAGAATAACTCATTTATATAATAATATAATATATAAAATTGAGAGAAATAAAAAACCCAAAAAATATAGATTTAGCAAAAATTAAATCTAATAGATATATATATGTCAAATATTCTGTTTGGATTAAAAAACAAAAATATCAGCGAAAATTCTCTCAAACTTTATTTATCAAATTTAAAAAGACTAAATGATGGGATGGAAATAAAGAACTTAAATTTCTTAAAAGATGTTCCCAAAATATTAGATAAAATTAAGGATTATAAACCCAATACAAGAAGGACTTATTTAATATCTATTGTTTCTCTCTTGAAAGAAGAACCAAAAATGAAAAAATTATATCAATCTTATTATACTTTGCTAATGGAATATAATAAAGAACTACAACAAAATAATTCAAAATCTGTAGAACAAAAAGAGAACTGGATTACACAAGATCAAGTAATAGAAATTTATAAAAAAATGGAAAATGATATTTTTCATTTCTCTCAAAAAAAGAAATTAACAGAAAATGAATATAAAGAACTATTAGCATTTGTAGTTTTGTCTCTTTACACATTACAACCTCCAAGAAGAAATTTGGATTATCAATACATGGTAATAGTGAAAAAATATAATCCAGAAATGGATATGAAATTCAATTATTTAGATTTGGATAATAACATATTTTATTTCAATAATTACAAAACACAGAAAACATATAAAACCCAAAGCATTCCAATAAATGAAGAATTACAGAAAGTAATCAAAATGTATTTACAATTCCATCCTCACAAAGCAGAAATAAAAAAGAAAACATCTTTTGTCCCTTTTTTAGTAAATTATCAGGGAGAACCATTTGAATCTAAAAATGTTATTACCAGAATCCTAAATAAAATATTTGACAAAAAAATAGGAGTCAGTATGTTGAGAAATATTTATCTCACAGACAAATATTCATCTAATTTAAAGGACTTAAAGGATGATGCTGAAGCGATGGGTACAAGTTCTAATACTGCGGAAAATAATTATATAAAAATAGATTCTACTTAATCCAATCACACATTAAAATATCTGTGGGTTTTTCTAAATCACGAGATTGTCTGTGAATAAATTCATCAAATTCTTCCAAATTATAACCAAATTTCATCATTAGAATTCTACAAATTACCCACCGACCACATGTGTTAATACCATCTTGTAGTGCCTGAAGTTTAGATTTATTATAAACAAAATCTGTAGTAGATGGGTCAATAGTTTGGATTAATAAAGATAAATAATGGGTATTTTCTCCCAACATTTTTTTTACAAAACTGGGAATGTAATCCAGTTCTCCATCAGGACGAACTCCGTAAGAATCAAACCATTCAATACAATCTTTGTTTTTATATGGATATCTTAATAAACAACACCAGTGCCCCTCATTCTCTTTCATTTCAGTTAAGATAATACAAAAATCAACTTTTTTAGGTAATAACTGATAGATGGACTGGTAGTTTGCTAAATCGCTATATTTTATAATTTTATCTTTTGATTCAGGAGAGAAATAACGATAAAAATCCGCATCACTAATCATAGTAGATAAACATTTTTTATAATGATCCATTAATTTCTCTTTTTGTTTTTTGATAGAAGTCATATATAATTTAGTAATAAAATAATTTAGATTTTTTCGTTAAAATATCTATTTTTTTAATCTTCATATAACTTATAGAAAGATGGTTCATTTTGAAGATTCTTACCAATATGGGAAAAAAAAGGAAAATATGGTTTTACCAATTATTAGAGAATACTTTTTGAGAGAAATACAAATACATCCAGAGAAATATGCGAAATTTGATTTTTTTGATAATACCTATCAATATGAATTAAAAAGCAGGACAAATACTTTAGCTAAATATCCTACAACGATGATAACTTATAATAAATGTGTAGAAGGAACAAAACTAATTTTATTATTTAATTTTTTAGATTGTTTAGCATTTATAGAATACGAAAAAGAGAAGTTTGATCTATATGATAAACAAATGTTCTCTCGTGCGAATATTGTTAGCGATGAAAAAGAACATGTATTCATTCCTATAACAGATTTGAAAATTATCAAACAATACTAAATATTATATGAATTTTGATATAATATTTTTGCTAAATATTTAAGCAACTTTAGTTACAACCATTTGTGAATCATCTTGTGGGTATGTGACAGACCAAGTTCCTGCGGAAGTAGTACAAGTTAAAACAGCTTGTAAAGCAGTAACACCATCACTATAGTAAGCACCAGATGTAAGTACTTGTCTTGATGTTGTAGTATTATCTTTAAAACCAGAAGTTGAAATAAAAACATTAGTAATACCATAACCAGTACCTACATCAAGTCTTGCTCCTGTAAGTTCATTTGGAGCAGAAACAAATGGTACAGCTGATACTGTATACATCCATGTTCCTTTTGGTAACACTTTATTATATACAAGAACCTGACCTTCAGTTACTGTAGGAGCAACTCCAAAAAAAGTAGTATCAATAGAACCAACAGCCCCAAATAAAGGATTTCCAGAAAGATCTTTTGATGCGTAAGTAGAACCTTCACTTGACTTATACGACATATTATAATATAACTAAATATATTTTTCTAAATGTTTTTTATATTTTTTGAGACAAATATAAATATTATAATAATACTTATATAAATGATATAAAAACAAGATTTTTACATACAAATATCTAAAATAATCTAATAATATTATTGTATTAGATTATTACAATAGAGAAATCTAACCAATTTAGATTATTTTTTGATAATTTATTGTAATAATTTTAAAATTATTACAATAAATTATCAAAAAATAATCTAATTCGCCAATAAAATTAATCTAATTCTATTAGATTTCTGTTTAGATTTCTATTTGTAATAATCTATTTTCATATTTTGAGAGAATTGATAAATTATTTTATATAAGTAATTTAAAAAATAATAAAAAATAGATTTTTATTTTAGAAAAATATACACTTATATTATAATATGAGTTATTACGGACAATCCACACCAGATAAGTTGTATTACGATGTAATTGTAACTAATTTAGAAACAACATCAGTAGCTCCTCCCATTTTATACTTTAATGAAACCAGAAATAATCCTTTTTTGTTGAATCCACAAGATTATTACATGTCAATAATTAGATTCACATTAGACACACCTTCTCTCCCCATCTTTATTCCAACGATTCAACCTAATCAAGGTAATGTTAATCTCACAATATATAGTGTTACATTAACATATCAAGTTCCTACAACTAATATTGTTTTTACTCAAGAGACATTTATAGAATTTGCCCCACAGGATTTATATGCTTCTGTTCCTTCACCTCCAAACCAAACCACGAATGGGTTACAAAATAATAATAGTGCTTATTATTACATATATAACTATCAATATTGGATCTATTTAGTAAATAGGACTTTTACTAATTGTTTTAATGCTTTAGCATCCCAAATAACCGCATATAATTTGGCTCATGCTACCACATATGCTTTACCAACCGCAAATGCTCCTTTAATGAATTTTGATACAACTAATAATACAGCAATATTGGTAGCAGACCAAGCAGGTTATAGTCTTCTATCAAGTAATCATATTTCTATTTGGTTTAATCCTTCCATGTTTCAATTATTTAGTAGTTTTCCTATTTACATTAGTAATCTCGCTTTAGACGCTAATAATAGTGGAGAAGCAGTTCAAATACAAACCGATTTATTTGGACTTAATAATTCTATTCAATATCCTCCTGATAACCCAACATATACTGCTATTCAAGTATTTCAAGAATATTCTACTATTCCACTATGGAATCCAGTTCAATCTATTGTTTTTTGTTCTAATACGATTCCAATTGTACCAAACCAGTTATCAACACCTCTATTATATGTGAATGGTTCAGTTATTTCTAATAGTGGAAATAATGCTAATATTTCTCAAGTAATTACCGATTTTGTCGCCGATGATGGAATCTATAAACCTTCAATTACTTATAATCCTTCCGCCCAATATCGTTTAGTAGAACTTGTAGGAAATCGTCCTATGAATAATTTAGATGTATATGTTTTCTGGAAAGATAGAACAGGTCAATTACAACCATTTAGATTAACTTCTGGTTCTACCGCTACTATCAAATTTTTATTTACGAAAAAAGATTCTTATAGTAATTACAAATAATCTTTAGACAATTGATTAATTTAGTATTTTTAAGAGAATAGGTTTATAAATAAATATTCCAAGAAAAAAAATATTTATTTATATTATAATATGAGTGATTTCAAATGTGTCCTTATTGAAGATCAAAGAATTGCCGATATTACTGCCGAAGAGGTTTTTGGAGTCCAATCTGGTCCTTCTCAATCTACTTACCAGCAATTTTCAGCTGTTACTTCAACGAATTCATCTATTGTCTTTAACATACAAGTACCAAGTGAAAATATCGTTATTGACCGCCATGTTCTTCTTCAATCTACTGTTACATTTAGCGTAAATCTTGGAAATGTCCCTGTAGGTCAGCAAGCTTTCCAATATGGTCTTACTGATTGTCTTCAGGCTTTTCCTCTTAATAGTCTTTTTACTACTACACAGGCTACAATAAATAATGTTAGCACATCTACCAACACCCAAGATGTTCTTCCTATGTTGTCTCGCATGAATGATAAAAGAATGCTTTCCAGATACAATTCTCTTACACCTTCCCTCGTGGATTCTGCTTGGGGTAATTATAGCGACGCAGTTTTGGCTAATAACAACCCTCTCGCAGGTTATTCAACAAATTCCTATGACGAAGATTTTGTCCCTCGTGGGGCTTATCCTGTAAGTGTCACAATTACTCACAATATTGCTGGAGCAGGTCAGGATCAATCTCCTATTTCTACGAGTACTGCTGATACTTGGGTTGTTGTCATTACTGGAACATTTACTGAACCCTTCCTTGCTATGAGTCCTTTCCTCAATTGTGCTCCTCAAAATTCCGCAGGTTTAGTCGGTGTAAATAACATGAGTTTTGTTCTTAATGTAGATCAATCATGTAAAAGATTGTTTTCTACGGCTAATACTTATTTAACGAATAATGGTGGAGTTATTTCAAACAATTCTTACATCACTTCTATTACTTTAGGGGCGTCAGGTCAAGCAATTGGTTTTACGGCTACCAAACTTCTATTTAATTTCCTTTCTCTCCAGCCAGAACAATACGCAAAAATTTCTACCAAAAATATTGTTCCATATTTGGATTACCCCAGATATTTGACTACTTACACTTCCCAGAATATTTTAGCACCTGGTGCTTCTTCTTCCCTCACTTCTCAAGCAATTCAGCTCAATCAAATTCCTGATCTTATCCTTATTTCGGTTCGTCTTCCTATGGGTTCGCAAAATTGGGCTAATCCTTCTTCTTTCCTTACTATTAATGGTATTACTATTAATTTCAATAACGCCTCTGGTCTCCTCGCAAGTGCTACTCCACAGGATCTTTACAACCTTTCTTATAGAAATGGTTCAGCCCAGTCTTTCTACGAATTTCAGGGAAAAAGTGCTATTGCCAATAACGCAACTGGAACTACTTCTATCATTCCTACTACTGGTTCTCTTCTTGTCCTCAATCCTGTAATGGACTTCTCTCTTCCTTCTTACCTTTCATCATCTTCGCTCGGTCAGTACCAGCTCCAATTTAATGTTAATGTTACTAACCAGTATCCTTATACCATTACTCCTGAAATTTGTATTTGTACTATTAATTCTGGTCTATTTGTTACCCAGCAAGGAACTTCCCAGATATTCACAGGTATCCTCACTAAAGACCAAGTCCTACAGACCAAGAGTGAAAACCCTGTCCCTCATTTGGATTCTGGTGAATATGCTCGTTTGGTTGGTGGAAAACTACAGAATCGTGGTATGTCTGCTTTGATGAAATTGGTTCATCACTACAAGAAACACAAGAGAGGTATGAGTAGTATAATGGGTGCTGGTACTTCTGGTGGCGGACATTCTGGTGGTTCTAAACTTAAAAAACATCTAATGTAAAAAATCTAAAATAAATAAAAAATAATCTACTTACAATAAGAAAAATGGTTAGATTTCTTATTTTTATACTTTTTTTATTATTTAGTAATAATAATAAAAAAAAATGTTTTCATATATTATAAATGGAATCATATAACGCCTATATTGCGAGAAAACAATTGAACGAGGTTGATGATATGATTGACAATCTCCCACAACCTACGATGTTTGGTGGTAAAAGAGTTAGACAATTCGTTTTACCTGGAAATACTGAATATGATTATCCTTCTTCCCTTGCGGTTCAAGGTTCTGCTGGAAATACGATGGCTGATGAATACATTCACAGAGAACCTTTAGGGGCTGACCCTTCTACTTGGACTCCAAAACATTTACATCAAGGTGGTGCTATTTGGGATTACGCAAAACCTGTAATGGATTTTGCCAGTCCTATAGTTCAAAATCTTGCCAAAGATGTTGCTATGAAAGCATTACAGGGTAAATTGTGTCCTTCTAAAAAAGGTTCTGGAAGAAGAGGAAGACCAAAAAAGGGCGGTTTTGGTTGGGGGGATATTGCTGGACCTTTACAAGATATTGGAAAAGATGTAGCAAAAGAAGCTATTGTTAGTGCGATTAAAGGAAGAGGAAGACCAAAAAAGGGCGGTTTTGGTTGGGGGGATATTTCTCGTGGTTTTCAAGAAGTTGGAAAAACATTAGCACCTGGTGCTAATGAACTTAAAGAATCTCTTGGACCTATAGCAAAAGAAGCTCTTGTTGGTGCGATTGTTGGAAAAGGACGACGCAGAGGAAGACCAAAGAAGGGTGGAGATGCTATTGGTAATTGGTTTAAAAAAACTTTTGAACCTGTATCTAAACCATACGAAGCAGTTGGAATTAATCCTTTTAATGCTGGGTATGATTTCGGTCATGAAATTCTGGGACCTGCTATTTTCGGTAAAGGAAGAAAAGAAAGATCTAAAAAAGGCGGTTTTGGTTGGGGGGATATAGTATCTGGGTTTCACGCTGTTGATAATGTTGCCAAACCAATTGCCAAAGAACTACTTCCTATAGCCGTAGAGACTGCTATGGCTGGTAGTCGTAAGAAGAAAGGTGGGGCTCTTTATCCTGACCCTCATTACGCTCAACACGCAAATTATCCTGCTTATCCTCCAAACCTTAATAGAAATATGCTTTATCACGATCATGCTGTTGCTACAGGTGCTGGAAGAAAAACTCGCAAACCTTCTGCTCGTAATGAAATAGTTAAGAAAGTAATGAAAGAAAAAGGATTATCTTTACCTCAAGCCAGTAAATATGTAAAAGAACACGGATTATATTAAAAAAATATATTCTTATATTATAATAATGCCGAAATTGAGAGATGCTAATTTAGTATATAATCCAAATAGTGAATTTGGGGCTAATAAAACTCTGGCTACCATTTCTTTATCTAATATGGCGAATGGTTCTTTAAATCCTGATGTTGCTTCTAATATTATTTATTCTGGTAAAGAAGCAAAAGCAAAAACATATTCTACTCAATTCATTAGTGGTTTAGAACAAATAAAATTACTTTTTCTTTCTATCATTACATATCAAAAACAAGGAGTGCGAGATTTAGTAAATACATATGGAATTGACAATCCTATAATCCAACCACTTATACAGGATTACGCAGATGAACCTATTCAATTGCCTCACGATATAAATAAACCACCAAAAAAAAGATTCAATATTCCATTAGAAAATCTTAATCCTAATCGTGTAGTTGGTTCTGGAAGACCCAAAGGTTCAAAAAATAGACCAAAAAATATTAGTGGAATTCCAGATATTCGTGATATAATGGCTTCTACTTCTTCTAATTCCATGTGGGGAACGATGGGTACTGAAGCAGATATGACAAGTCCCCAATTAAATCAACAAAATTTACAAGGTGCTTTACCTGCTTCTCGTTTTTCTCCCAATATTCAAGGTGCTCCATTACCTTCTGTTGCTACTACTTCTATTAGTAGCAGACCAAATCCAAGTAATTCAGTTCATTCAGTTCATTCTGCTAATTCAGGTAATCAAAGTGATAGTGATAGCGAAAGTGATAATGAAAGTGTTTCATCACAGGGTTCTGTTGCTACAGGTAATATGATGGGAAATCTTTTTAATTCTCCTGACCCAAGTGATGATGAATTTGAAGAAGATGAATCTATTTTTGGACCTAATATTAAATTACCAAAAAAACTTCCTATTGCTGATGCTATTATTAAAGCATCTTCTATGGTTGAAAAAATTAATGTTTATTTTTTGGGTAAATTAAAACCTATTTTTAATTATTTAGATCAGCTTGAAATTGATAAAATTATACAAGTTATTGGAGAAACCAATAATGATTTTAATCATATAAATCATGTTTATATTGCTGATATTGTAGAAAATGGTGATATGGTATATGATGTATTAAGAACTCGTTTTAAAAAACTTATATTAGATGTTTATATTTCTTATAAAGGATATGCCCCACCTGTCCCTTCTTTCTCTATTCCTACTTTGGGTTCTAACATTCCAAGATTTAAAGAAACCCCCAAACCATTTAATGATTCTATTAAAACAGGTGCTGGTATGACTGATAGATTTATTCCAACTCATTTTAATAAAAATATAAGAAGTATTCCAACAAAATATTTACTTTAAATTCATATATTTTATAGTATTATAATATATGAATTATTTATCAAATAAAATACCAGAAGATTTTAATAATAATTTAAAACAAATTTTTAATTTTCTCTCGTTATCTGGTAAGTATAATGTTATCGGTTCTGCTAATTTAAAATCTATTAATTATAATAGTGATTACGATTTAGATGAATTTTATTCAGGTCATTCTATTAATATTTACGATAAAATTTATTACTTATTTCGTGAGAAATTTATCCAATTTAAAAAAAATCCAAATACTTTTGTTATTGATTTTAAGTGTGGTGAATTGGATAATGAACCTATACGATGGAATTACTATGATATTACAAATGGTTATAAAATTCTCTCAAACAATCGTAAAATATTCTTCCAAGATTGTTTGAAATTAAAATCTACTATTAAATTAGATTTGATTTATTTATTAAATGGTACTTTTATTGATATAAATGAAATTTATTATCTCCATCTTAATAACACTACTAATTATAAAAAATCCAATTCTAATAAAAAAAATATTTTAGAATCTATCAAAGAATCATATGATGAATATTTGAGAGAAAAAGATTATTTCAAAGCATTAAAAAGATGTTTCTCATATAAATCATTAGAAAACCCAAAAAAATACAAACCCCAACTATTAAAATTAATTGATTTCTTTAATTCATTTACTGGTAAGATCAATAAATCAAAAAACGATTTGGAATTATTACATGTCCTAATAGAAAACAATTTTAGGAAACCAAAAATAGAAGATATTAAAAACAATTTACAAATTATAAAACAATTTCTTTCTATTTCTAATGTCAGTATGGAAATAGATAATATTTGTTCTTCTAATTCTCTCAAACAAATGGATTCAAAAATACAAAAGTTGAGAGATATTTTATTTTCTATATCTAACAAAAATACTTTAGATTTTATTCACAAAAATAAAAATCTAATAATATAATAATAATGAATTTTGAAAATCAAGGTCAGCCTATTGCTATAGTAAAAACTACAAGGGCAAAAAAACCACCTTTATTATCAGTTGATGATAAGAAATCAGCACATACGAATTTTAATGAATTCCATCTTAATGAAGAAGACCAATTCCAAGCTATTCCTGACCCTAATACCGAGAGAACTATTCTTTATATCTCTGGTAAATCTGGTTCTGGTAAGAGTTATTATTGTAAAGAATATGTAAAAGAATATCAAAAACTTTATCCAAAAAATTCTATTTATCTTTTCTCTTCTCTCAACGAAGACCCTACTATTGATGAAATAAAAAATTTAAAAAGAATCAAATTGACTCCTGATTTATTAGAAGAAGACCTCAAAGCAGAAGATTTTAAAAATAGTTTAGTTATCGCTGATGATGTTGATTGTTTGACAGATAAAAAAATGTTGAAATGTGTTAATAAAATATTAGATTCTATTTTACAAACTGGGCGACATACTAAAACAAGTCTTTTGATTACATCGCATGTGGCTTGTAATGCTTCTGCTACCAAAATGATTCTTAACGAAGCACATCAAATTACGATGTTCCCTTCTACTATGGGAAATAGAAATTTAAAATACTTATTAGATTCTTATCTTGGTTTAGATAAAGAACAAATCAAAAAAGTCAAATCTTTAAAAACCAGATGGGTTACCATTACAAGGTCATATCCACAGGTTGTTTATTCTCAACACGATGCTTTTGTTGTATCTGCTCTTTAAATTATTTGTATATTTTATTATAAAAATAATTTTTAACAATTTCCCCCACATTCACATTTCCCTCCTCCACAATATATTATTTTTGATATTTTTCCACCTGACATTATTATATGATTTATAGATTCTTCAATTATTGTATGTTTCATTTTACTTAAACTTTCTAATTGTTTATAAATCCTCTTTTTGGAAGCATCATTTGAAGCTGTTTTATATTTCTCTTTTCCCTCTTCTATTTCATCATTTATATTCAATAAATTTTCATATACATTTGAATGTTCTCTCAAATATGATATTGTTTTCTCACGATTTAATCTGTGGTCTTTATATTGTTTTGATATTTGAATAAATTCTTTTAATATTTCATCCAAAAATTCTGGTGAATAAATATCCTGAACTCGTCCAGTACAATTAGAACCATGACAATTACCT